CGTCAAGCTCTTTGACAAGGATGAGGTGGCTAAGCTGCTGAAGATCCAGGCTGGTGATCAGCGAGGTATCTGCAATGTTCCTATAGATGTGCAGTGGATCGCTGTTGCCGCCGGATATCAGTGGCATGTCGCCTCCAACCAGTGTTTCCTTACTGGTCCGTACATGTGTGGTCTCAACGTCACAAGTATGGACTGGGACTTGCTGGCAGTGCGTCTTAGGACAAAGAGGTGGAAGTTGGGCTTGGATCTGAAGGGAGCAGAGTTTTGTTTCGACGTGAGGTTTTTTCAAAGACTCACGGACCTACGGAAGCGTTACTCCTCCCCCGAGCTCTACGAATATCTCGACGTCCTTGAGGCGTTCTACACCAACAAGGTTGTTGTCTCGCAGGCTGGTGACGTCCAGGTTTGCCCTAACCTGAACCCTACCGGTTGCTATGACACCACACAAAACACGGACAGACTTACCGCTCGTGTTGTGGGGTCAGCCATATATGCGATGCTTCAGGATAAGAGCCTCTTTAGCGAGATGGTTCAAAGAATGGAGTTTAGCATATACGGGGACAACGCGGTGATCGCATTCGACGACGAGCTGCTCGAGGCTTGCGGGGTTTCGGCCCCCGAGTTTTCTGAGCGGTTTGCAGCCACTGTGCTGCGAGAGGGAATCACTGTTAAGACGGCTCCCCTAGAGGAGGATTTGTGCAAGGTCGAGTTTTTATCAATGTGCTTCGTCCCTTACTTCGGTAGGTGGATGTGCACTACTCACCATGTTGACAAGTTGCTCTTCGGGCTGTCTGTTACACCTCAAAGCCTAAATAACTTCGACCCTGAAATGCACGCTGAGAAGATCGGCGCTATCTGGGAGTGGTTCATTTTTGGTGACTCGCAGCACTATACCTTCGTGCAAGAGACTGCGCGCATTTTCCTAGAGCGCTTTGGTAACATCACGCCCCGTCCTAAGTGGGTGCGAAGGTTAACTAGATGCCTAGCTCCTCAGGAGATCGCGCGCATGTCGCGTGCCGGCCTCATGAGCGGTGGACTTAATACTAGTGCCGCTCAAAACGAACTCAAGATGCCGCACAGCAAGAAGAAGAAAATGGAGAAAGCGATTGCTCGCAAAACTGCCGCTGACATGGTGAAGTTGGCGGTGGTTCCTCACGCCCAGTTACGCCCTAAGACGGCGGTTCACGTCGAGCCGAAACCTGTTCGCAACGCGAGCCGTCCGACAAAGGGTGTAATGGGTGTCAAGACCGGTGGCCTTGCTCCGCGACCCACTGTCCCGCTCCCATCGAGCGTGGAAGAGTCGCGGATCTCGGCCCTGGCAATCACCAACCCGTTCACGGCCTATGCACAAAAAGTCCAGCCAGTGTTGCCTGACTCAGATCTCTCTTCTCGTACCGTGATTTGGACGAAAGACGAGTTCGATGTTAAGACGGCTGACTCGGGCGCGGGTACGTACGACTACATCATCTACTCCACTCGGAGTCCTGCGTACAGTTACTACTACTCCGCGTCCTGGTCATCTGGCACCCCCACCATGTCGCCCCAGAACGTCAACTCCTACAGCTCGTTCAACACCGCGATGTACGACATGCGCTGTTCAGCGCACGGTATTCGTGCTCAAGTGTTGACGGGTCCCATGTATAATCAAGGCGGTACCTGCATCATCGGTCAGACGCAGCTCAACTCGGCTCAGACGCTCAC